AGTGTCCAGCTTCATAATGTCGGCGAGGTCGCTGCTCCACGAGCTTATCCAATCGGTTGTCCGCTTGGTGAGCTTCGTAACGGTGAGCTCTGCATCCGTTTTCTGGACGTAAGCCTCAACATACGTCGGCATGATGGCGGAAAACTGAGTATGGAAAACGTCGAAGAGGTCCCGCGACAGCTTGCTCTTGTTCTTAAACTTCGGCCAGTTGTCCTTGAAGAAAGTTTCGAGGTCGATGGCGTCCGCCAGCTCCTTGAGCAGGTCGTCGGCGTTGTCCTCGAGGAGCTTCGTCACGACCTCCTCGATTTCGTCCACGGTGTTCAGGCTCTCTTTTGCCTTGAGGTATCCCTCCATCGTGAGCTGCTCATACAGGTCGTTTTCTGCTTTGGCGAGGTATGCGTCGATGGCCTTGATTAGGGGTCCGCAGCGTAAGCACTTCACTCCGCGTCGCCCTCCTCCTGTTTCATGTCAGCCAGCAGGCGGCGAACCTCTTTCATCACGGCGACGAGCTCCGTCTCGTTGGCTGCTGCCGCTTTCTGAATCTGGCCGTCGAGCTGCTCCTCCACGCTAGGCTCGCCCTGCTGGGCGTTCTGCGTAGACTTTGCCTCCGTCTGTGCGTTTTCCTTACCGGCGTCGGAACTGCCATTCTGCGCCACGCTGGGGCTGTTTCCAGCCACGGCGATGGCTGCGGCCCGCTGCTGTGCGTTGGTAAACGCGAGCGGAATGTCGCCCCACTCCTCGGGGAAGTCCTCCGAGGTCTCGCCGAGGGCCTTGTACAGGACGCTCTTTGCCTTGTTCGGGGTGAGGCCGCCAGCGTTGTTGCAGACGGTCAGCAGCTTGTACAGGTCGTCCGGGTTGGAAACGTCCGGCGCGCGGAAGAACACCTCGACGTACTTGAACTGATAGCAGTTGAGCAGCCTGTTGTTGATGGCCCACGCCAGACGCCGCCGCTCCGGCTGGAATACCTGCTTCTCGGTCACTTCCATGGCCGTCTGTGCCGTCGCGCGGTTGAAGTCCGTCGTGTATCCGGTGTACAGGTCCGGGAGCTGGAACGCGCTCTGCACTTTCCGCCTGTTGTTTTCGAGGTAGTCTTGGAAAAGCTCGTCCTTTTGCAGGATAGCAGCAAGGTCCTTGACCTCGACCTCCGGCCGGTTCTCGGCGTTGAATCCGGTGCGGTTGTCTGCCGCCTCCGTTTCCAGAACCATAAAACTGTGCTGGCCCGCCTCGCCTCGGATGCCGTTCATGTACTCCTTGAGCTTGGCGAAACTATCGTCCGTCAGGCTGCCGCCCTTCACCATAATCAGCAACGGGGTGTGTCGGCCGTTCAGGAAATAGTTATTGTTGAGGCTCTCCGCTCTCCGGGCTCCATCTACGGTAAGGATGGAACCAACCCACCGGACCTTGCCGTATGTGGCGGTCCCGATGGCGAACTCGATTATTTCGTTGGCGCGGCTCTTGAACTCGAGCTCGGTGACGTACTCTCCGCTCGTCGGGTCCATGATTCGCGGGTCTCCGAACTCCTTGTAGCAGACCGTCTTGCCGTTGACGGTCTGCTTATACTTGCGGAACTTCCTCATGCGGTTCTCGGTGTGGTCCCGGTGGAAATACGTCACCTCGACGCGCGGGTCCAGCCTCCGGCTCTTTTCCACGCTGGGGGTGTCCTCGATGAACTCAAGCTGAATGACGTTCCCGTCCATGTCCCGGATGACCTCTGCGTAGGCGCAGCCGTAGGTTTCCCGGGCCTCCACGATGTCCTCAAAGAGCTCGTTGCTCTCCTGCTCCATGTTGAGCATCTCGACGACCTCTGTCGCCCTGTCCCACTCCGCTTTCATCTCCGGGGTTTCATCCGCGTCCGCAAAGTCGTCTTTGTACCGGATGTCAATTCCGAATCCGGCGATGTTGGACTTGTAGGCCCGGATGCACTGCGGAAGTATGGTGCTTTCATCCACCATCTTGGAAAGCCCTCGGAGGTCGAACGGCGGTTTTGTCCAAATGCCTGCCGTGTACGCCTCCTCCGGCGAGATTTGCAGGGAGCCGTCTGCTTTGGCGATGGGCTTCATCCCGCCGCGCTGCTCAGGGTCGTCCGCTTTAACGATGCGGACGTTTACCCGCTGCTGGGCGGGCTGCTTCTTGTCGCTCACTTCTTAACGTCTCCTCTCCTCTTGGGTTTGACCGGCAGGCACAGCAGGAGGATGCAGTCGGCCTCGTCGGGCGAGTGCATCCCGCGCTTTTTCATGGCGTCCTTGCTCTCCACGCGGATTTTGGCGTCGTCGGTCATGGAATACTTTCGTGTGGAAAGCTGGCCGACGAGGTCATTATCGTTCGGGAGAATGAGCTGGACGGGCTTCTGTGCGCCCTCCGGCGTCTGCGGTGCAAGTAGGTTCTTTACGACGCTCATCATGTAGGTGGTGCTGTCGTAGTAAAAGTCATGGCGTATGCGCTGGCCGAAGTAAACAGGGATAATATCCATCCACCAGAACCGCTCCGGCTGCTCGCGCTTTACACGCCGCAAACGGTCCGTGACGCCGCCGCCGAGGCCACTGTCGTCTATCTTGATGGGGATAGCCTTGTCGAACCGGTACTTTTCCATGAGCTTTAGGCCGAGCTCCATGATGTCGTCGGCCGTCTGCATAAGGTCCTGCCCGCTCTTGCGCTTGTAGAACATGGCCTTTTCGTCCACCTTGTAACCGATGACGGTGCGGTCGTCACCATAGCGGGCAACGTCGCAGCCGATGTCGATGCGGACAGGTTTTGCCGGTTCCGTCCATTCGGTCATAATGGATTTTTCGACGAGCGGCAGAGGGATGAAAACATCGTTCTCCTGCCGGGGGAACTCTCCGGCGACACGAACGCGGAAAACGTCCGAATCCTCGCCGTACATCTGGATGATGGTTTTGACGAAGTCGTCCGAGACGCGGCTGCTGTTCCGGCCGTCAACATGGAACGTGGTGTAGCTGCCTCTGTTCTTGTGGTGGCTGTCGTAGAAAAAGCCCGACAACTGTGTCGGGTTTCCGCACATGAGCAGCCGCGCTCCGGGCGTCGAAAGCGCGCCCAGCACCGGCTCGAAAACTTTATCGTCCACGCCGCTGGCCTCGTCGATGATGTAGAGGATGTCGTCAGCGTGGAATCCCTGCAGGGCGTCCGGCTTGCTGGCCGTTCGGGCCACAGCGAACCACTCCTCGGGGTACTGCTTCATGTAGACCTTTTCCTTTGTCCACATCAGCTCCCGCTCGAGGGCTTTATTGTTGCGCAGCCACTTGCTTATTTCCGCCCACAGAATATCGAATAGCTGATGCTGCGTCGGGGCTGTGCAAGGGATTTTGGGGAATGGCCGGGTTGACATAAACCAGATAACGGTCCACGCCTCGACCGCGCTCTTGCCGATGCCGTGTCCGCTGCGGACGCTCGTCATCTGATTCTTTGCCACAGAATCCAATATGGCGCGCTGGTTCTTGTCCGGCGTAACGTGGAGCAGGTCCTCGACAAAATCAGCCGGGTGGCCTGCGTAGTACAGGATAGCCTCTTGGGTCATCATGTCTGTTCTCCTCGTTTCCGGTTCTCGTATGCGGCCGCGATTTCATCGGCAAGGGAGAGCGTGGTTTCCTCCTGCTCCTCCGCCGTCTTGCCTCCGGCCGTGACGCCTGCCTCCTCCATCCGGTTATCCCGCTCAAGCTCTGTGGCCTTGTCGAGGAACTGGATAATGTCCTTTGGCGTCATCGACCCGTCCGGCAGATTCTTGAGCTCCGCGAGGGCTTTCTCTTGGAGCTGCAAGGCGATGCCGATGTGGCGGGTCCTCATTTTTTTGTACTTTCGGAGTGCCTCTTGTCGGGCTACGTCATCCAAATGGTTGTCATACGCTCGGCAGCGTTCTCCCCACTTTTTCTCGCGGCTCCAACGCTTGATAAGCGTGTCACTCTTGGATAACTGTTCGGCAACGACCCGTAGGCTCCTGTTTGAGCCCATATCTCGGTAGATGGCAAATGCCTCGTAGGCCTGCGCGCTTTCGCCCGGTTGACGCTCCCAAAGGTCGTCTTTGGTCCTATTCGGCATTGTCCTCCTCTCCTCACTTTCAGCTCTGTCCCGGGCTGCGAGGCTCCGCGCCCGTAATCCAGAATAGGGTGCTTTCCGGTGCGATGCCGGAGCTTCTAAACCACTGCATCGTCTTTGCCTCGTAGTGAGGATGCAGGCGAATGCCCCCCCATGTAGCCGCTGCGGACTTCTCATAGACGAATCCGGGACTGTGGAAAAGGTCGTGGTACTCAAACTCTCGGTCTGCGCCGTACTTTTTGAGGGTCTCATGGATGAATCCGCGCCGGTCCGGGGCCGTGGCTACGAGGTGCATCCTCTTGACCCGTTTCCCGTACCTGTGCAGTCCTATCATCACGCCGGTGGCGGTGATGCCGCTGCCGCAGGTCATCACGAGGTTTTCTATATCGTCCGGGAGGTTCTCTGTCTGCGCCGCAACTGCGGTTAGCAGCGTGTCGCCGTACCCGATGATGTTGATGCCGTACTGGACAATAAAGCTGTTTTCCTGCGCCGCCAGCTCTTTTGCGCGGGCGTGTAAAATGCTGTGGCGGCCGGAACGTGCTGCGAGCACTATGGACGCCCCATATTTCATCGCCAGCCGGGGCATAGGCAGAGCCGCAACGCTCTCCCGGGTGGTTCCGCCGTACACGATTCTGCACGGCATCCCGTTTGCCCGGGCAACCGCTGCGGTGATGGGTGCTTGCGGGGAGTGGATGCTGCAATACGTCAGCAGGCTCTTGTAGTCCTTCTTGACGCTGTTCACCAGCATCACGCATTGCCGGAGCTTTCCTCCGTTCACCTCTCCGGGGCCAAACGGGGCATAAAGGTCGTCCCGCTTGATGTGCAGCCCGTCCACCTCCTGAACCGGCGTCAGGCTATACTCATTCATCCAGTCCAAACACCTTTCTGTGGTAGTCGGTCTTTTTGGCAAGCTCCTCCTGCATCAGGCCGTAAAAGCTCTGTTTTGCAATTTTGCGCCCACTGCCCGCGCTCTGATTCAGCGTCTTGAACGGTCCGCCTGTTCCGACTTCTTTCATCTTTTCCGTCGGCTCCGGGTTCTTACCGTTCATCAGCATACAGAGGTTATACTCGTTCGGCCGGAATCCGGGCAGGCCGTCGATGCCGCAGCAAGTCATGCTGTCGCCCATCGCGCGGAGCCGGTTTTCGCCGCTGTAGAATTTCAGGCCGTACCGATGGCACTCCGCCTTGATGGCTTCAAAATCGTGCCGGAGGCGGGGCAGCGGATAGCAGAAGTCGCCGCCGATTTTCGTCATGCCGGGTTTAGCCTTAAAGAACTTCATGCCCTCCACGATGACGCCGTAGGCTCCTGCCTCCGCGATGCGAGGGATGTTCTTCATAACGTCATGGAACACCTCGGGCATATACGGCTGGATGCGGACGATGGTGCGCTGCACTCTGGCCGATACCGTCTTGAGGATGGTGAGCCGCTCCTCATAGCTGGGCGTCCCGCGTTCGAGGCGGTCGTACTTGCTGCACACCATGCTGATTTGCAGCACACAGTTGCACTGTGCCAGCAGGTCGAGGTACTCCGGGTCCGCAATGAGGCGGCCCTTTGTGCTCACCACAAACGGGTATTTCGTCTCCGCCAGCAGCTTGAGGCATTCGTAGCTGGCGCGAATCTGCTTTTCGACCGGCTGGAACGGGTCGCTCATGCCGCCCCAGTGGATAGGGATGTTCCAGTCGCACCACTCCGTTTCGTTTCCGCGCTTGCCCTCGATAAAGGAGCGCAGGCCGTCCACGCTTTCGTCGCGCTCGATGTGGCTGATGTCGTTTTTCTTCTGTGCGAAGCAGTACCGGCAGCCGTGTGAGCAGCCGCGATAGGTGTCGAAACGCACAGGCAGGTTACAGAGAATAATCTGGCTCCCGCATTTGCAGCCCATTAAATCTCACCTCTAATCTTCTGGACGATGACGGCAACAAGGTCCTCTTTGCCGTTGTCCTTTATGTACTCTTTCAGGACGTCGCGGTCCTCCGCGCTGAACTTGAGCGAGATGTTGAACGTCTCCTCGATGCTCTTGAGCTCGCTGTCGAGAAAGTCGCCGTCTACGAGAGCGTCCACGTTGTTTTCGAGGCCCTCGATTTCGTACAGGTCAAATCCCGTCTCCGGGGCCGCGTCGCCGAGGCCGTCCAGCAGCTCCTTGAGCTTTACCTCGTCCCACTCGCCCGTCACTTTGTTCATGGCGATGTTGAGCTGCTTCTCTGCGGTCTCGTCGAGGTCAACAACAGATACGTCCGTCTCGGTGACGCCCTCATTCATAAGCACGGTGAGACGCTGGTGGCCGGACACGACACGGTTCGTGCGCTTGTTCCAGATTACCGGGACTACCACGCCGAACCTGTCAATGTTCCGCTTGAGCTTCTCGTACTCGTCATCGCCGGGCATAAGCTCCACGCGAGGGTTATACTCCGCGCGTTCCATGTCCGCGATTCTCTTTTTGATAATTTCCATCAGATAAGTCCCTTTGCCTTGTTCACGAGCAGCTGCGCCAGCTCAACCTTGCCTGCGGGGTTCTCGTCGATGTACTTATCCATCGCCTCGTGAACCTCCTCGGGCAGGGTGAATGTCATGGTGTAGCTGTTCGGCTCGCTCTTTCCGGTGTCGGAGAAGTCCTCGTTCAGCAGGTCCTCGATGTGGTCGTATGTAACCTTGAGAGCATCGAGCTCCCAGTCATCAAAGCCGGTGAGAGCCATTTCGCCCTGCTCTTTCAGCTCGTCCAGAATCGCGGTGAGCTTCTCGTTGTCCCACCGGCCGGAAATTTTGTTGAGCGAAACATTGAGGATGCGCTCCTCCTGCTCGTTGAGCTCGACCTCTACCACCTGTACCTCGGTGTAGCCTTTCTGCACCAGCACCTTGAGCCTCTGGTGGCCGCCTACGATGTTGCCGGTGGTCCGGTTCCATACGATGGGCTCAACGTAGCCGAAGGTCTCGATGCTCCGGGCCAGCTTTTCGTACTGCTTGTCGCCCGGTGCGAGGTCCTTCCTCGGGTTGTAGTCCGCCGGATGGAGGTCGCTCACCGGCAGAGTGATAATTTTCATCTGCCGTTCCTCCTCGACCCGTTTCGGGTCGCTCCTGCGCATAAAAAAGAGGAGCCGCCCTGCGCAAGGCGGCTCCTGTCAAATAGGAGAAAAAATTATGGGTTTAGGGGATTTCTTTTTGCTGTTGGTATTCTACATTTTGTAGTTTAGCACTCGTATAGTGCCTTGTCAATGCCGTGTTTTTGCCCCGAAACGGGTCGTCCGTCTCGTGCCGTCAGGCTTTCTTGATGCCGTCAATGCCGAAAATCAGGGCGGAGAGTGTAGCGCAAGCCGCGTCCACATCCTTGTAGACTGTCCGCTTGTCGATTTTTTCCCGCTCCGCTACGGCCGTCGGTGAGAGCGGCCGGTCTCTCAGATAGAGGGCTTCGATGACGCGGTAGTGCCTCTGCTCGCCCTCGTCTACGCTGTTTTCGCAGACGACCTTGTAGATTCCGAGCATCCTGTTCACATGGCGCATGATAAGCTGCGTCCGGGCTGCCGACTTCATAATGCTCTCGACCTTGAGATTCTCCTCGAGCAGCTCGTCCAGTGCCTCCACGATTTCCTCGACGCTCTCCTCTCCGGTGGCCGCGCTTGCCGCGTCGTATACCGCGTGGGAGCAGTTGGCGTTGAGCACGGTATAGTTCCGCAGCAGGAGCTTGGTATTGCGGAATCTCCGGTCGCTCCGGCCGTCCCGGAACCTCTTGCGCTCCTGCTCCACGGCCTTGATGCTGGCCTCCGCTCCGAGGCAGGCAGCGTCCGTCACAGCGGCCTCGACGCTCTCCTGTATCTCTTTCCCTAAGATGGCCCGAACGGCAGCGACAGCCGCCTTTGCCGCCACCTCTGCGGCCATTATCACAATTTCCTGCTCAGTCATCGCGCTCCTCCTCTTTGTTTCCGTCCGGCAGTTCATCGAGTGTGGCCCGGGCGATTTTTGCAAAGCGTTCGCAAACTCCCGCCACTTCGAGCGCGGAGACGCCGCATTTCTTCATGGCCTCATTGAGCTTGCTTGCGCTGTCCTCCGTGATGGGAACGCCCATAAATGTGAATATCGGGTTTTCCATGTTCTGCTGTTCCCTCCGTATTTCGTCCACCAGCACAAAGCGTTCCGGCGTCGTCCAGTTCATAAAGCGGTTAAATCTGTACACGGCCGCGCGCCACTCTTCCGTCTCGGGCTGCGTCCCGTAGGGCATCCCGCAAAACGCCGTGAGTACATCGCTCACATTGGAAAGCGGGTTGATGTCGTACATCGTCGGGATGCCACGCAGTAGGTCCGGGGTAAATCCCGGGCCAAACCGCACGGCGTACTCCTTGATGTCCGCCTCCGTGACGTAGTTCCTGCCGTATCGCTGCTTCATGCTGCGCCAGACCGTCCACGGGATTCTGTATACCCGCAGCCCGTCGAATGTGGCAACGATGAAGCAGTGCGCGCCGAGGGCTGTGTAAGAATCGAGCTTTTTGACCTGCTCCGGTAGTACGCGGTCTTTGTTTAGCCTGCCCGTCCCGGTGCTCTTTGCCTCGAACATCACCGCGCGGCCTCCGAGCATGACGCCTTTGAAATCCGGTTCCGCCTTTTTGGTATACACCGCGCGGAACTGCCCCGACCTGTTCGGCTGGCTCACCGGTTTCATCGGCTCCGGCGTCTTGCTTATGTCGGCTCGGCCCGTCTCTGTCAAAAGAGCGCACGAGGCTTCTATCTGTTCTTCCAACCTCCCGCCCTGCGCGCGGCTCCGCGCTCCCTGCAAGGCCCGGAGCGGGTCCTTTACCGGGCCGCTCATTCGAGGTAGCCCTGCTCTCGGGCGAACTCTGCGATTTTGTAGGCGGTCGCGCTCTTGATGCCCTTGCACTCTCCGGCGTCGAGCTGCTCGAGGAGCTGCGGCAGGGTCTTGCCCGGGGCCGGGGTCGATGCGCGCTGGGCCTCAGCTTCGGAGTAACCGGTGTTGTAGGCCTCCTCCCGGATGTGGTCGATGTGCTCAACGAGCTTGTCGTCGGTCATCTTGCGCAGCTTCACGGCGCGCTCATGTACATTCTTCTCCTCGCCGGTCATCCGGCAGTTCCTTTTCTTCACTGGGCTCCCTCTCTTTCCAGCCGCTTGCAGCGGCCATTCTCATAGGCCATGCACTCCTCACCGATGCACTTGCCAAACCTGTCCTTGTAGCTCTCCGCCACACGGTCCTGTGCTGTGCGCCAGTGCTCTCGCGTGAGCTTGCGCATGAACGGGCAGAATCTTGTTTCTTTACTCATGCGCCATCTCCTCCTCAAGCATCTTGCACCGGCCGTTGTTGTAGGCCATGCACTTCTTTTCCGAGCACCAGCCGAAACGCTCCGTTGTAATCTCGGTCCGGCTAATCCACGAGTAGCTCACTTCCCGTTTCGTGCTTTTCTTGTACGGGCAAAACATACCATCATCGCTCATTGTGCTGTCTCCTATAAAACATTCATGTGAAGCGGCTGCCCAGTGGCAAGCTGCCGATGGATGAACTCACGCTCGAGGCAGTTACTCACCATAACGAGGGCTCGCAGCTCTCCGGGGAGAATCTTGCTGTCGAGATAGAGCCGCTCAATTTCCGGCCCCCGCGCGTGGAGCTCCCGGATGGCCGCCTCCGCGTCCTCCCACTCGGTCAGGTCGTACAGCTCGCCGAGTGCCTTGTCGAACTCACTCTTTTCCGGCATTGTCCGCTCCTCCTCGCAACGCTCTCGCCGCCACGCTCATAAGATTTTTGAATGAGTGGACCGTCATCCCCATAACACAATCTCCAACCCGAAAGCTGCAAGCGTTAGCACCGAGCGCGTCCAGCTCTTTAGCGATGTCCTCGTTCGTCGAGCCATCGAAATGAGGCGAGTGGGTTTTTTCGTGCTCCAAGCACTCCTCCTCGTCGTAAAACTCGAGGCGGCAATGTTCGCAGATGTATAAATCAACATTCTGGTGTATCATCTTTGCACCCCTCCTGCTTTGCTGCTTCTTTGTCCAGATTATCCTTGAGCCGGTCGAGCTTGTCCCATACGATTTTCGTGATGTTTACCAGCTCATGAGGGTTAAAAATTACAAAGAGCTGCACCAGCATGATGAAAACATCAGCCGTTTCCTCCTCGATGTTCGAGTACACTTCCTGCGTCTCCCGGTTGAATGGGGTGTCGTACTTGAGCTTGCACACTTTGAGCTTACAAAGGGCTTTAGTGAGTTCCGACATTTCCTCCACAGCTTTGGTGAGCTGGGCGTCTTTGCCGTAAGTGCCGATGGCGCGGTCGATGGTCTGCAAGCCCTCCGGCATAATCTCCGGGATGCGCGCGTCCTCGTAGTGCTTGAGCTTGTCGCGCAACGAGGCGAGAGCCCACGAGAGGGTGTAGTGCTCTGCCAGCAGGCCCTCGATGGTCTCCGGGCCGTCGAACAGGTGCTCGCACAGGGTCATGTCGAACTCCTCCGGCGTTCCCTCGGTGTCAATATCTGCGTTGTGCGCCTTGATAAGCTGCTTCATGTAGTCGTTGAGGCTGATGCTCCGGCTGGGCATCTGCACCCAGCCGTCCTCGCCGCGCACAAACAGGTTGAGGGCCTGCGAGTAATTCCCATCCGGGGTGTCGGTCGTCATTCTTCTCTGCGGAAACATAAATTTTGTCCTCCAATTTTCAAATTTGATGGTTAAAGATTGAAATGTGCTTGAATCATTTTCAAGTTTCGGGGTTAGATTTTGCTTTATCGGTTCTGCTGTTCCACCTTTGGATGTCGTCTGTCGTGTCGAGAAAAAACATCCCGAATCCCAAAACGCAATCAGGCGTTTCGGGATGCTTCCAATACGTAATGCCGATATTACTACTTATCGCTTCACCGGTTTCGGTATTGACGACCTCCCTTTTTTCTGCAATGCGGCACGGATTCGCTCCGCAAAACGGGCAGGGCAGGATTTCTACTTGTCTTTCTTTCATTCCTGCCCATCCTCCGTGTATTTATTGTCGTAGAACATCCCGTCTTGCCCGATGGAAAAATCTTCATCTTCCCAGTATGCGCCGCAACCGTTTTCACAGGCCGCTACGCTCTCGCTTAGTTCTCCGCTTCTGGATACATAGCGTCTCGGAACTTTTCCGTCTTTTCGGATTGTGTAGTCCCGTGCGTTCTGGTAAAATTCCGAATAAATAATTTTCCCGCCACACCTCGGGCATCGGCCCCGAATGACTCCATTCACGTTTCATCCTCCTTTTTTGTTTTCTTCAACTGGCGGCCGCACTCCGGGCAGAAGTTCAGCGGCCGTCTTTTGTGAGTGTAGGTTGAGGCAAGCCCGCAGCCCTTTCTGAGGGTTCTCTCATAAAGGCAGACGTAATACTTTGTGTATAACTCTCTGCCGGTCTTTGGCCTGTGCTTCTTGCTCCACTCGTAATCTTCGCAAAATTGGCAGTTCATACGCTTTCCTCGATTACTTTGAGGTCATACCCGCTCTTGACAAACTTCATGCACAGCTCGTGGTTGATGCCGTTGCCGAGGTTGGTGTAGATGTACTCCATGTCCTCCGGCGTGAATTTGGTGTCGAGCAGCTTGTTGATGCCGTCGAGATGCTCCTTGCACAGCGGCTTTGTGAACGCCTTGAACGCAAACCGCGATACACCCTCGATGACCTCCGCCTTGAACTCGTCCGGGGTGCTGCAGTGGTTGAGGTTGATGTATGTGTTCGTCCTCGGGACGAGAATCAGCTCGAAGTTCATGGTGACGTAGGCTTTCGGGAAAGCGCGCTGAATCTTCCCGCACCACGGAGCCGCGAACGGGCTGAACCACGGCAGCATATAGCTGCGGAGCTCCTGCTGACTGACTGCTGGGGCGTCCTGAATGTGGTCGATGCAGCACTCGATGGCCTCCCGCTCTGCGAGGCTGTCCGCCTCCTCGAGCCAGCCGTTGAATACACGGACGATTTCCTCTGCGTTAATCGGTTTCATGTTGCTCCTCCGTTTCATCCTCCATCTTGAACCCGCAGACCGGGCAGAAGTTCCAGACACGGCCCCTGAAGTCTGCCTCAGAAAGTGCAGCGTTGCAATTCTCGCAATAGACCGCCGGAGATTCAAACGTGTTGCCGTAGGCATCCGTATCAATGATTTTCACGTTTTCGTCCTTCAGCCACCTTGCATGACCGCGCATGCTTTCCGGGTCCACTGTCGGTTGCTCGTTCACGACCTGCTCCATGAAACCGTAGCCTATCTTTAGAGTTGCATTGTTAAGAGCATTGCCAAACGCAATTAAAAGGTCGTCCGCATCAATGAGCCTTTTTTCTTCCATTCTTTATAGCCTCCTTTACAAACTTCAAAGCGCGTTCTTTGAGCGGGATGCGCTGGCAGAGCCTCCCTTTTCCGGCGTTCCGGGCTGAAATCACCGGCATAACGCCGACGACCTCGATTTCGTCGCACTCTTGGTGCTTCACTCGCCCGGCCTCGTGCCCGAGGAACTCAGCCTCTTTTTGGTTGTCTGCCATTACCGCGACGCCGAAGTAGCAGGTGGAGTTCTCTGTCCTACCCTCAAGGAACACATCATACCTCGGCATCCGGTTCCTCCTCGTATTGGTGGACATCGACGAAGATGGCTTTCTTCCACGGGAGTGCGTTGTACGCTGCCCGCGTCTCCTCCTCCGTCATGTTGTCCACCAGCTCCGGGTCATAGCGTTCATAGAGAACGTCGTTCATCTCGCAAATGTCATCCTCCCGGTAGTAGGTTCTTTCTTTGCCGATGATGAACTCCTGAACCGCGCTCTCTCCCCATGAGCCAAGCCAGCAGTAATACTCGTCGCCGCCGACCACATCCCCATCTACGCAGGGGATGACCGGGAGCTCCGGGTTTGCCTGCATGAGCTCGAGGAGCTGCATGAGCTTTTCGCTCTGTTTCATGTCATTCCGTCCTTTCTTTTCCGGGGCTCCACCCGGGTTGCTTTCTGCTCGGCGGCCTTGTGCCATACATAGGCCGCAACAACTATTACTGACAAGGCGACGGCTGCAAAGGAAAGCCAGTAAATTAAGGTTTCCAGCAGGTCGTCAAGCTCTAAAAGAACCTCGTACATAGTCACCACTCCTTTACCTGAATTTCTTCTTGAAACTGCGCACGATGGCTCGGTGCGTCCACCTACGGCAGTAGGGGTTTCGGACGCTCCCGTCGTACTCCTGCTTCATCTTCTGGTATGCCGCCTTGTTCTCCGCATACCGTTCGCAATGGTCGTGGCATCCCGGGTGTCTGTCCGGGCACTCTTTCGGGCAGATAGTCATAAGCCGAGCATAACGCTGGCCCGTTTCCGGGCGGCCGTCATGGTTTCGTCGTACTTCGCTGCGCTGTATACCGCGAGCGGAGCCACTGCCCGGGCTGCTCTGGCCCTCCTGAATATCTCCGAGTAGACAGCGGCCGTCTCGTATACGCTGGGGCCTCTGCCCGGGGTCGAAAGCATCCCCTTGCGGTCGTCGGTGTCAGTGACGCGGAGGTCCTCTTTGAGGGCGTCCTGTACGCATCTGCGCAGACGGTCGAGGGCGAGGTCCTTATCCTCTTTTTCCCACTCGAGGTACTGCTTGTAGTTGTTCATGGAGTTCTGCTTGAGGCGCGCCAGCCGGTCTCTCCCGTAGCCGAACGTCTCGTGACAGGTGGCCGCCATAACAAGCCACGCGATTTCTGCGCCCTGATTGCTTGCCATGCGGAGCTGCTCCTCCCGGCGTCCTCTCGGTGCGCGGTCCACGGGCAACCGAACCTCAAAATCACAGATGCCTTTGAGGCTCTCCCTCATGGCGTCCGTTGCGTTCTTGCCGCTGCCGTAGAGGATGGCCGTCTGGTATTTTTTCTCAAAAGCATCCATCTCGTTACACGCCCGCAGGAGGCGGGATGCGCCAATGCCGTCGTCTTGGTGCATGGAGACGACGATGCACCACATAAAGAGCTGGGCGGAGCGGTCGCGCTGGTCCTCGCGCTCCTGCTGGATGTTGTGTGTAAGCACTTTCATCATCCAGCCCTCCTCACGTCGTATAGCAACGCTCGGCCGGGTCCCATGTGAGCTTCGGTATGCTCCGGCCGCAGACGCAGGAGAATTTCTGGTTTGTGATTTCTGCATCCTCGATGTTCGTCCGGCCGTAGCTCACTTTCTTGCAGGCCGGGCAGGTGAACTCGAACCGTGCCAGCGCGTCCAGCGGGATTTTCGCGCCGCACTTCCGGCACTCGTTGGTCGTTTGCGGTTCGCGCAAGAACTGTACAAACTCGCTCTTGCATTTCGGGCAGCGCAGGAGCATGAGCCCCTTTGCGCCGACGGGCGTAAGCCAGCTTACCGGCTTCTTGGGGGGGCTTTCTTGTCCGCCGTGGAAACTACCGAGGCTGCCTGCTTCGGCTCGCTGGTGACGCTCTTTTCCGCCTCCGGCGCGCTGTCGCCGTTGTACAGCGTCGTGGTCTTGGCGATGGTCTCGAGTGTTTTGAGCGCGGTGTCGAGCTCTGCGGGGCTCTTGCCGGTCAGCGTGACGCTCACATCCGGTTCTCCCTGAAACTTGAAAATTTCCATCGAGACTTCAAACTTCGTACTTGCCATGTTGGTTATGCCTCCTGTTTCTTTTCTTCCAGCTTGTTTGACGGGTCGAATTTCCTGCCGTCCTCTATGCCGCGCCATGCTGCGTCGAGCTCTCCAACAGTCTTTGGCTGGGGCGTCTTTTTGAACTCTTTCGGCGGTCCAATCTTTTCGAGCTCGTCTTTAACCTCTTTCGGAACTTTCAGCACAAGGCCGTATTCTTGATTTTCCTCATTCTGTCTTGTGAACGCCTCGTATACGCCTCTGGCGAACCCATAGCCGTAGGAATCACAGATTTTTGCAATTTCCTGCGGTGTGTAATAGTCCCGGTGCTGTTTGCGGAGCTTCTTCTGCTCCGATTTAATGCACCGGACCGCATACCGGAATATCTTTACGCAGATTTCAATATCGCCCTCCAAGCCGATGAATCCGACGTGCCAAACGGTTGTTTTTGCGCTAATTTTGCATCGAAACGCCGAGCAGCAGTAGTTTTCTCCAATAACGATTGAGAGCGGGTCCATCCACGAGTTTGCTTTCTTGGAAAACGTCTCGCGGATGGCCCGTTTTATGACCGTAGTGTTCCGTTCCTCGAGGTCCCGCTCGCTGAGCTTGTGCTCCGCCATGAGCTTGCGGGCCTTGAGCAGGGCGAACTTCGCCTCCTCCGGTTCCGGGCTCTTTGCGAGGGCGAGGAGCTTTCGGATTTTGTCCTTGTAGTCCATCAGGCTTCAACCTCCTGCGCTACAACTCCCAGTAGCTTACAGCGTGTAAGCATCATCCTCTCTAGCGAGGACTGGTACTTCTGAACTGGCTTCGCAGAGCCCTCAAAACACCGTCCTGCGTACCGCCATGTGCCGCCCTGTCGCTTGAACGTAAGGTAGGTCGGCTGCCAGCGTCCGTTGACATCCTTTGCGGTGCTGATTTCTCCGCCCACCTGCAACAGGCCTGCGCGGTTTGTGCGTGGCGGTAAGACGTCAAGAAAGCAGCCAATCAGGTCCTCGTCTACCTCGTCGCCCGGTTCGAGATAGTCCTCTGCGGTCGGGAGGCCGCTCTCAAGCCATTTCCCGAGCGTCTTGAGGCCGGTTCCTGCGCACTCTGCGCGTTGCCTCTCGACTTCGTTGGCAATTAACGCCATCTGCGTGTTGCTCAAAAAAATGTCGCTGCCGTCGTCGAGGCGGAGATAAACGACGCCCGCCTCGAGGAGTGTTACAGGGAGGTCGAGGTATGTCGTTGTCGCTCCGCTCTTGTCAACTACCGGGATGCAGATGCGCTCGCGGGCGGCTCGTCCGCCCCTGTGGTAAAGTATCCTGTCGAATGCGTACCTGCGGCAGTCGCATTTCTCGGTGCAATAATTGACCGCGTCGTCCGGCCACAGGCCGATAATCATAAGTCGCTTCATGCTGTCCTCCTCAAACGTAATCGGCATACCGGGTGCTGATGCTCTGCACCCACTCTTTGTCCAGCTTGTTGAGGTATGTGCTCCACGCCTCCTCGTAACTGTTCCACCACCATTTCCGGCTCTTGAGGGCAACAATAAGCTGCTGCCGAGGCTTCATAACGAACTTGATGTACGCCCGGTCGCCCATCGTGTAGGCGACGAGGTTCTCGTCCTCGAAAAACTTCTGCCGGTTCAGGTTTGCGAGTTTGCCCTCTTTCCCGGACGCGTAGAGCTTGGCGATGACGCTGTTCTTGCGCCAGCGGTACTTTTCATGGAGCTTCTCGTAATACTCCATGAAGAGCTCCGAGTCCTTGTTGGCGAGCTCGCACAGGCTCGCGGTAGGATTAAGCGTCGGCCGCTCGATGCAGAATTTGATGTCATCGACCAGTCGCGCAATCTCCTTTGCGTCCTTGTCCTCGATGCGGCCCTGCCAGACTTGCTCCTGCAGGCCGTTGAACCACTCCACGAACTCAGAGGAAAGGCGGAGAATGGTGTCGCTGTGGTCCAGCTTCTTTGCGTTGTACCGCGCCGGTCCTGCGACGGCGACGCTCACATGGGCTGCCTCGTGCCGGAGCTGCTCGCTCCACTTGGCATAAATCTGGTCCACGATTTTCTGCTTGCGGCTGTCCGGGATGTTCCAGCTCATAACTTTCTGGCAGTATACCTCGTACTCGTGTGCCGAAATGTCGCCGCGCTTGCCGCTCATGCTGTTGCTGTTCGCCTGATGAATGAGGCTCTTGTCCAGCTCTTTGATTTTCACTTCACTCATGGTCGGCCTCCTGCGGAGCCTGCACAAGCTCGTAATCAGAGACCTGCTGCTGGTCGAGCGGGGCCGTGTACTCGATGTAGCCCCACGCGGGACGGCCGATGTCCTTGCAGTACGTCCGGCCCTCCTCGAAGTTGACGATTGTGGTAATGCTCTCTCCGGGTTGTTTCGGGAACGGGATGCCGCCCACCATCAGCGGGCGGAGGGTGCTGTAATACCTGTAAGCCATAATTTTCTTTCTGCCTCCTGTAATTCAAATGCGAGCTCGTCAAGTTCTTTTTCGATTTCCTCTGCATCGTGGACAATCTGCCGCGCGCCCGGGACGCCCTGTGTGCCGTTCTGCTTTGCCTCTATCCACATCGCAATATGCTCGTCCACGTCAAAGCTGTCGGAGTAGTCCAAAACCTCGTCCGGGAATTTCTCGACGCCTACGCAGATGATGAAGTCCTCTCCGGCCGGTGAGTACCACTCAATTTCCACGCGGCCGTCGTCAGTGTAGCTGCTGACGCTCCAATCGCGCTTCTCGAGAATATCCAAATACTCCTGTCTCAATTCAGGCATTTCGTCTGCCTCCTCCTGCTCTGTAATCGGCCCATGCCATTGTGATGACCGTCGAGACCTCCCGCAGGCGGCTTATGATGGCCCGGGCTTTCGTGCCGTCGCCGCCTTTCGGGGTGAGGGCTCGCACCAGCTCGTCGGCGTTGTAGTTCGTCGTGATGATAGTCGGTTTCATATCCTCGTACCGGTCGTTGAGAATGGAGTACAGGGTACTCACGCTCCATTCTGTACACTGTTCCTTTCCGAGGTCATCCACAATGAGCAAATCGACCGTTTTGTACGCCTTGAGTATCTCGTACTCGGTGGCGTCTCCGCTGTCGAAAGCCTCCTTAATGTCGGCCAGCAGGTCGCCGGACGTCTTGCAGACAACCGGGACGCCGCAGCCTATGAGCTGCAAGGCGATGGCGGCCGCGAGGTGCGTTTTGCCGGTCCCGTAGGTCCCCTCTATGTAGAGGCCCTCGCCGCGCTCTGCGCGCTGTGGAAAGCTGTCTGCATAGGTTTTGGCCGTGTCGTAGCACCGCCGCCGCTCCGGGGTGTCCCGGATGAAGTTGGCGAACGTCCGCTGCTGGAAGCGTTTCTTGATGCCGCTCCTGCCGAGCAGCCTCTCGATTTTGGCGCGCCGTTTGGCCTGCGCCGCCTCTTTCTCGGCCTCCGCCTTTTGTCTGGCCTCCTCCGCGTCCGCCTCCGCCCACTTCGCCTTTGCTCGGTCACAGGTGCATCTCTGCGGGAACGGGGCGAACATCAGGACCGTTCGTCCCATCACGAGAGCCTCGTGGTACAGTTTCCGGCCGCAGAACTCGCACTCGACCGGCTCCGGGATTTCGCGCTGGCAGTTGTAACCACCAGCCAGAATATCCTTGCTTGTCGGCCGTCGGTGCTGTGTGGTCTCAGCCGAACGAGCCGAATCCGCCGGACGGAGTGAATCCAGCATAGCCGTCATCGTTTCCACGCTGCTCACCTCCTGTGTAGTCGTTCATGTAGCCTTTTGCATTAAGCCAGCTTGCCGGGTTTGGCGTGAATTGCCGCTCCCTGAACCGGCTGTCATATTTCTTTGCGGCCTCAACCGCCGCGATGATTCTGTCGGTCGCCGCGTCGTCCGGCTCCGGGTTGATTTTGGCCCACGCCCGCTCTGCCGTGGCCCGGTCCACCTTCTTCGGATAGGCCGCGTAGAAGCGGTCAAACCGTTCGGCCTGCTCCGCCGAGAGGCTCCCGGCTTTACGCCGAGGAGCTTTCGGTTTGTCGTGCTCCTCCGGCGCGGGCTCCGGTACGGCCGGTGGCGTTCCCTCCGCCTCTGTGGCCGCTGTGGGCTCCTGTGCAGGACTTTCCGCCCTGCGGCCGGGAAAGTTATCGACCGACGGCTTCGTCGGTGCTGCGGTGCGCTTGGAGTAAAGCTGGCGGAGGTTCTCAAGGAGGGACTGCACCCAAATGATGCGGCAGCTCTCCCACAGCTCCTTGTCCACCTTGCCCATGGAGGCGAGCGTGTTCAGGATGGCCTCCGCCGTTTCGGCTGTAACTCCGGTGACGGCGAGTAGGTACTCCCATCCCATCTTGTCCCAGCAGTCGTAATACTGGCCGTCTGCCGCGCAAAGAAGTTCGAGCAGCTTAAACCAAAAGGCATACCCGTCGTTTCCCCAGTTCTTTTCAAGGATGAACTTTGTCCGGCTCTTTTCCCCAACGTAATGGGGGAAGTAGTCGGCGGTCTGCCTGTTGCTTCTTCCCAAGTCTCGCACCTCCTTTCTGCTGGTGATTTCAAGAGTAGATGACCTTGCTGCCCTCCGCCGTCTTTACAACGTCCACGGACTGCGGGAAACGAGCTTTCATCTCCGGGTCGTGAGTGATAGCCATAATCTTGAGCGAGGAATACCGTTTCTGGATGGCCTCGAGGGCGTCGCAGTAGGCCTGTACGCCCTTGTCGTCGAGGAACGGCGGTTCGTCAATAAACAGGAATCCGAGCTGCACTCCTGCGGTGCTGCTCTTGAGCTCCGCCAGCGCAAGGATGACCGAGAGGGCCGCCTTAACGCGCTCGCCGCCGGAACGGCTCATGTAGGGCAGAGCTCCGGTCGCCGCGTCGTTTACGATGACGTCCAGCGCGGTGACCTCTTTCTTGCTGTTGCTCTTGAGGGTCTTTTCCATGCGCATCTCGATGCTCATGTGGCCGCCTGACATCTGGCCGATGATGCTCGTTGCGGTCGCCTCGAACAGCGGGACGATGCTGCGGACGATGTTGTGCGGGATGCCATCCTGTGAGAAAGCCCGCTTGAGCTCCTCGTAGCCCGCTGCAAGCTGGCCCTGTTCCGTTGCCTGACGGCGAAGAGCTTCAAGCTTTGCCTCTGCCGTCTCGATTTCTTCCATCTGCCTGCGGCTGTGTCCGGCCTGCTGGTCCAGCTCCTCAATACGGATGTTGTCCACCGTGAGGGCTGCATCCGCCTCCGCGTACTGCTCCTTGAGCTCGTCAACATCGGCCTGCGCCTTTGCGAGGGTCAGAATCTCCGCATTGATGCCATCAATCGCCGTCCGGGCCTTTTCTGCGTAGGTCAGGAGCTCCGTGAGGCGGGTCTGCGCTGCGCTCTTTTTAGCCTCCGCTGCCGGGAGCAGCTTTTCCAGCTCGATGTATTTCTTAACGTCCGAAAGCTGCGCTTCAATGCTGGCGAGTTCCGCTGCGTTCTGCCGGAGCTTTTTCAGTTCGTCCTCAACGACGAAGCGGTCAGCCTCGAGACTCTCGATATTGGCCGGGATGGTTTCAAGTTCCTCGTCGATGGCCTTGATGCGCTCTTTAACTTCTGCGAGGCGTTCTTTCTTCGCCGTCAGCTTTGCGAACCGCTCCGAGGCTTTCCGCAGGTCTGCAACGAGGAAACGCTGGGCCTGCAAGTCCTTGCGACAGTTGAGGTTCGTCGCCTTTTTCTTTGCGGCCTGATACTCAGCGTCGAGCTGCTCGGCGCGCTCCTCGGCCTGCTGCCGGTAGGTTTCCAGTTCCGTCTCGGCCGCAGGCAGTTTCTTTTTCGCCTCCACTGCATCCTGCAGGAAACGGCACTCCGGGTTCTCGACCGGGCAGCCGCAGGTCTCGAGCATGATGGCCCGGGAGCGGATATGCGTGACCTCGCTCTCTTTTATTTTGAGCCAAGACTGTATCCGTGCGGTTTCTGCATTCTTGGTTTGGAGCAACTTCATAGCCTCTTGGTCTGCTGCGAGGTACTGCTCGTCCTGCTCTTCCAGCGCGGTGAGCCGTTCGCTTGCTCCGGCGAGGTCCGCCGCTTTCCGCTCGAGCTCCTCGTAGTCCGCGAGGGCCTGTTCATAGCTCCAACACGTTGCCTGTGCAGAAAGTTTTTCGGCTTCGAGGCTGCTTTTCTTTTTCCGCTGGGCAGAGAGCGCGGCCATAACGTCCCGCAGCTTTTCTTCCTTGGGCTGAATCAGGGCCGCCGTTCCCAGCAGTTCCTCCCGCCGCGCGGAAAGTTTTTCGTAACTCTGGCTGCCCGCCTCGACCTCCTCGCGCTTATCGAGGAGAGCCTGTGCATCAGAAATCTGCGCTCTACTAACCGCCTGCGCGCTGGCGTTCGCGTTCTTCTCCGCAATCCAAGAGCCGAGCTCGCTGGCGAGCTTTTCCGACCGCTTCTGTGCCTGCTTGGCAATGTCGAGCTTTGTCTGCGCCTCGCTCATGGCCTTTGTGTGGATGGCCCTGTCTGCTACCGCGCTGGCCTTTTCGACGGCCGTCTTGTTCATGGCCGCCTCGACCGTTGCCTTGTCCGGCATCGTCCGCCCGGTCTCCTCCTGCAAATCCGCGATGCGCCGGAGCTCCCGGTTGGCGTCTGCTGCCCTGTTGGCCGCCATGCTCTCCATGCGGTCATAAATGCCGAGGCCGAGGATGTTTCCGAGAATTGCCATGCGGTCCGCCTTGTCGGCCTGCAAAAAGAGGCCGTACTGGTCCTGCATGATAAGCCCAGTCGCCTTGAGCGTCAGGCTGTCCATGCCGATGGTGTTCTCGATGATGGCCTGCGTATCGCGGTATTTCTCCGCGCTGCGGTTCTGCCAGCTCTCGTCCACATACTCGGAGAGATTCAGCGTCGCCTTGCCGCTCTTTGTGCGGGTACGGGTCACGCGGTACAGCTTGTCTCCGAGGTAGAATGTAAACTTGATGGAGCCGCTGCGGGCATCCGGGTCGTTGCAAATCCAGCCCGTGAGGTCGCCCTCCCGGGGCTCCTCGAAAAGGGCGTCCAGCATAGCGTCCATAAACAGGCTGGACTTACCTGCGCCGTTCTCGCCGTTGATGGTGGCAAAGGAAATGCCGTCGTAGCTGAACAGCTCGTCGCGGTAGTTGCGGTAGTTCTTGACCTCAATCTCTACCGGCATAAACACGCCGGTCGGGGTCTCAAGGCGGCCTTTTTCCATTGCCTCCGAGATAATCGGACGGGCCAGTTCAATGATGCGCTGGGCGTCCTCCGGGCTCTTTTCCTTTTCGGCGAGGTACTCCGCGAGGTTCTGCTCCGGTCTGTTGTCACCGTGGAGCTCGTCGCGGTTCACACTTGTCGTGATTTCCTCCGGCGTGATTTCGGAGACGTAGAACACGCCGCCGTCATAGAGCCTTTTCTCAAGGACAGCTTTGTTGAAAGCCTTGTTTGTCTCGTCCGAACAGGTGTAGAGAACGCGGACGATTTTCCCCTTGAGGCGGTCGGGTACAACAACTCGCTCTGCACTCAGCATTGCGCGGACGTCGTCCTCTCCGAGGCGGATGGTCTCGAACTCCCGGTAGGGCGTTTCGACGTACTCGCTCCACGCCTCCCCGTCGTCGTCGATGTCGTGGATGTAAAAGCCTCGCGGCTGGCCCTCGTCGTTGAAGTTGAGACCTGTAATGCTGCCGCAGTAGAACACCGCGCGGCCTGCCTCCGGGAGCTGCTGCGGCCGGTGGATGTGGCCAAGTGCCACGAGGTCGAAGTCTGCGGCTTTCAGAGTGTCGGGGTAGATGAAGGGCTCAAACTGTGCAAATAGCGCGGTCTGGCCGCTCTCCATGTTGCATCCCGGGACGGTGAAGTGCGTAGACAGGATGCTCGTCACACCGGGCTCGCACTGTGCTTTCAGGCCAAGAATGACCTTTGCCAGCTCGTCCGTGAACACCTGCGTTTCCTCCTCTCGAGAGAGGCCCGGGTGCGCCGCCCGGTGTACACCACGGTCAAAGCCCGGAATACACGCCACATCTACGCGCTGCCCGTGGTAGGTGTGGATGTGGAGCACCTCCGGCTCCGTTACGACGCTGACCGAATCATCGCCGTAAAAAGCCGTCGTAAGCATCTCGAACTGCTCCTCGCTGTCGTGGTTCGGAGTGCCGCGCAACACGACGGTCGGGGCCACGTTGGAAAGCCGCCGGATGTGGTATATGGCTGTCCGGCTCTCGCGGAGACCTCTGTCCGACCATACGCGGGCCTGATGGAAAATGTCGCCAGATACGACGATAAGGTCCGGCCTGTGCTCCTCCGCGTACATCGCCTGAAAATCAAGGCAGCGGCAGATGTCCTGAAAGCGGGCATTCTGTCCGCCGACCTCTGGCCCGGGGAAACTGCCGATGTGCCAGTCTCCGGTGTGCAATACTTTCAGCATCACATATCCTCCTTGAGCAGCTCCTTGATGATGTCGTCGAGCTTGCCGCGCCGCGCTGCATCCGCACGAGACTTCGCGCCCTGAATATTCCTCATTTCATTTTCGGTCGGAACCTGCGCGTAGACCTTGTGGCCAGAGCTGATGCTGAACGAAATGTAGTCCAGCGCGAGCTTTGCGAGCTCGGTGCGGTCAGGGCTGCGGAACGTCCCAATAGGGTAGCAGATGCGCTCGGCGTTGGTGTAACGTCCGCCGCCGGAAATAAAGATGGTCGCCATGAGCTGTGCCTCGTGAGGGATTGTTTCAGTCTCCTTGACCTCAAACATTGCCACGTTGTCCGAATTGACGGCTACCATGCCGTCCTGCGAAAGAATCATCATAATCATTTCCTCCATGTATGGTTTCTCTGGCAGTCGCGGCAATAAGCCACTCCGCCGAAATGCTTGCGGCTGTACTCTGCTACGTCGAGGCCGACCTGCTTACCGCAGTCCGCGCAGAACTCGCTGTCGCCGTTCCGGCCCTGCTGTCGGTTACTCGGCGCGGGCTGCTGCTGGCGAGGCCGCTGCGCCGGTCTCTCGGGCTGCTGCTCCTGCTGGGGCTGCTCCGGTACGACCTCAAAATCCGGCTCCGGCTGCGCATACCCCTCGTCGTCATCGTCCACATAGACCGTATGGCTGGTTTTCGGGCGGCTGCCGTACAGGTCATTCGCCGCGCCAAACATGGACTTTACCGCCTCCTCGCGGACGGCCGGGTTGTCAAGGTTCGGGACAAGGTATGCCACGACAAAGGGCTTTTTGAACTCCTCGATAAGGTAACTGGACTTAATCTGCATCGCGGTGCGGAGTGCGCGGTTGAGGGCCTTGCTCTCGCACATCTCGCTGCGGAACTTCATAAATTCTGCCCGCTGCTTCTCTGTCATCCCGGCTGTCACATCATCCACCGCAATTTCCTTGTGGGCGACGATGGTGACGTTCTCGCCGGTGAGCTGCGGGACGCTGATTCGCACCTCGTGCTTGACGTCCTTGTTGGGGCAGCCTCCGCAGCGAATCGGCTTTCCGATGCTGCGGTTGACCTCCGCGCACTTCTGGCAAGTGGACGGGACGACCGGGCGGCTGGAAAGAATCTTGATGCCTGCGGCTCGCATGAGCTTGGTGAGGCCCTTTTTGGTGAGGGCGTACTTGGCCGGGGTCGCTTTGTGGACGTACCCCTTGCTGTCGCGCCACTCGTCCTTGGCTTTCTCCATCTCATAGATTTCGCCGTCGTTGAGGTTGGTGCTGATGCTCACGGAGTTCATCACCGGCTTTTGGATGTCGGCAATCTCCGTCACGGTCTGCATCGGGACGAGGAGGTTGTACTGAGCTGGCGGGTACTGCTGCGCAATGGTGAGCGCAGCGTGATTGTTCTGTTCGTTCATAATTCACGCTCCTGTTGACTTTTGATGTGGAGCGAGATACAATAGGCTTGTCCGACAAGAGGGTCGCGCTTTCGAGCGCGGCTCTTTTTTTATGCCTGTGTATCCGGCTCCTGCTGCTCTGCCGCTGCTGCGGCCTCCTGCTCGTCCAGCTCCTTGAGCAACTGGGTGATGGTCTTGCCTGTCTCCTTGCGGCAGCAGGTCGAGCCCATACCGACGCGACGGGCAGCCGCGCTGCGCAGCTTGCGCGAGCATCTGCCGCAGAGGCAGAAAAGGTTCTGTTCAGCCATGTGGTTCACCTCCTTTCAGTGGTGCTTGAGCATTCCGAAAAATGCGTTGTTGATGACGTGGAACGCAAGCAGCGTGACGCCGAGCACGATAAGCCACTCGCCACCAAAGGCGAAGTAGCCGCGCGCTGCGTAGCTGGCCGGAATGAGTGCCAGCGCGGCGATGAATCCGCAGATACCGGCCGAGAGGACCTCTGCAATCCAAATGGCCGCAATGAGAATCGCTCTGTGAATCTTCCAGTCCATTTAGTGCTCCTTTCTCTTGAGGGCCTGCGCCGTCTCAATGACTGCGCGGCTGTATTTGCTGCTGTGCTGGCCCTTGCTCCATGCGGCTTTCATGCCGCTGTCGCCCATGTTGTAGGCCATGAGAGCCTTGTCCGGGTCGTCGTACTTTTGGAACGCCCGCCCGAGGATGTATAAGCCAGCCTCGATGTTCTGCTCCGGGTCCATCACATCCGTAATTCCGAGTTCTTCGTAGAGCCAGCGGTGATTGCAGATGTTAATCTGCATAAGGCCGAAGTCTCCGGTGTCGCTGACCGCATCCGGCTGGTAGCTGCTCTCCCGCTCGATGACGGCGATGGCGATTTCAAACGGGACGCCCTGCCGCTCCGCCTGCTCCCGGACGTACCGTTGCAGCTCGTCGCTCATGGGTACGTCGTAGAGGAGCTCTGGCTCCTGTTCTGCCTCTGGCTGCACCTCCATGTAGGCGAGCGTCACATATTCCGTTGCCGGTGCTGCCGCTGTCTGCTGTGCAAGGTTTGCTGCGGCCGTCGTCGCGCAGGAGTAAGCCGCAATAAGTGCGGTGACTGTGCAGAAAAACGCAACGGCCGCAATCTCCATCTTTCTTTTAAGCGCATCCATAATCAGGTGTGGCGGCTGCCGTGAGCGAGCCGACCGTCCTCCGTGCGACGCGGTCGAGGATTTCTTTGACCTCTCCGCTCGTCCGGGTCCGGCAGAAGTCGTCGCAAATCTTGATTCGGGTGTTCCCGATAGTGAAGTCCTCCACGACGTTCCCGCTCTGCTTCGCCTCCAACACTTTTTACACCTCCTGTTTTCCGAATTGCTTTCTGTAAATGAGCTTCAAGGTCTGTGCCTTGTTCGTTATCTCGTCGAGGACTTCAAGGTACTGTTCCATGCGCGGCTTTTCTTTCGCGTCGATGACGCCGTCGGCCGCGATGTCGATGATTCCGTCCTTGACCTCCGGTAACGACTTCATTGCCGAAATGAGCTGCAATGTGACCCGCTCGAGCTCTTCCAGCTCAATCGGTGAAATCGTCCCGATGCCGAGCGGGCAGAGGTGCGAGCAGAAATGGTTTTGCAGCTCCGGCGCGTTGTAGGTGTCCGACAGCATCAGGACCTCCTCCGGGTGCGGGTTGATGGTTCCGAGCTCGATGTTGGCGAGCCGTGTCCGGTCGATGCCGGTCACCTCTGACGCACCCTCTCTGCTGCCTAACCGGTCGTTCCACGATGCCGCTGCGATTCGTGCCTTGTAGAACACGTTATCTGCGGCTTTCGTTGCCATTTTAGGCATTTATCCCGTGCCTCCTTTCGGTTAAAATATTTACAAGGAAACGCCAAATGTTTGCTTTTGGCGTCATTATTTCGCATCAATGACGCGAAACGGGTCGCTTCGGGTTAAAAAAAAGGTCGTCGTAGGGATAGCCGAGGGCCTGCTTGATTTTCAGGCTCAGCTTGAGGGACGGATTCTTGTCTCCGCTCTCAATCTGTGCGTAGTGGCTCCGGCTCACGCCCAGTCGCTCGCTGAAAGTCTGCTGGGTATAGCCTGCGCCCTCTCGGAGCGTTTGCAGCTTTTTCCGCATTCCGCCTGTCTCCTCCTTTCTGCGTGACCCTTTCGGGGTCTTTCTGTGGTCTATTATAGTCCCTAATTGGGTCAAAGTCAAGTTTTTTTCAAAAATTTTTGCTATTTATGACGCAATTAGCGTCATTTGTCCCCGTGAGGGGATTTTTGTGATACAATATATAAGTCTTAGGGAGGTACGTCTGTATGGATAAGTTTTCTGAACGGTTGGTCGCGCTCCGCAAGGAGAAAGATTTGACGCAGGCCGAGTTTGCCCGCCTCTGCGGCAAGCAGCGCACTACGGTCTCCGGCTACGAGACCGAGGGCAAAGAGCCAGATTTCGCCCTGCTCTGCCAGATGGCGGACTATTTCGGGGTAACCACTGACTATCTGCTGGGCCGCGAGGACGAGCGCGCACACGGTAACGAGGCGTTCCGTCAGGACAACGCAAACTTCAAGCGCAGATATGACGCCCTCTCGAAAGAGCTCCGCGCCGTCGTCTCCTCGACGTTCGATTCGGTCTATGTGCTGCTCTCCCGGTGCATGAACGCGCAGAATGCAGCAGAGATGGCCCTGTATCGCGAGCTGTTCTCTGAGCTGCAAACCGGTCGCGGAGAGATAAAGAGCATCCTCGCTGATTGCGGGGGAGACCTGGCAGATGCTTTCCCGCAGATTATGGAGAAGCAGAACACGCTCAAGGCCAAAACCGCCTCTATCCTTGACAGCCTCTTGCAGGCTGACGTTGCGGCCTTAAAGGATAGCAACAAGTAACCTTTCGGCCTGCGCTCCGGCGCGGGTCTTTTTGTTTGGAGGTCATCATGGAGCAGTATCTCATATACCTGCGCAAGTCTCGTTCCGACCTCGAGGCCGAAGCGCACGGCGAGGGTGAAACACTCTCCCGGCACGAGCACACTCTGCTCGAGCTGGCGAAAAGGCAGCATCTCAACGTGACCGATATTTACCGTGAGGTCGTCTCTGGTGACACCATCGCTGCCCGCCCGATGATGCAGCGGGTTCTTTCCGAGGTTGAACAGGGCGTCTGGTCCGGCGTCCTTGTCATGGAGGTCGAGCGTCTGGCGCGCGGCGACACCATCGACCAAGGCATCATCGCGCAGACATTCAAGTTCTCCGGGACAAAAATAATAACCCCTATAAAAACGTATGACCCTGACAACGAGTTCGACGAGGAGTATTTCGAGTTCGGTTTGTTTATGAGCCGCCGCGAGTACAAGATTATCAACCGCCGGTTGCAGCGTGGTCGTCTCGCCTCTGCCAAAGAGGGTAAGTGGCCGTCCGGTCTGGCTCCCTTTGGTTATCGTCGGGTAAAGCTCAAAAACGAAAAGGGCTGCTCGCTCGAGCCCATCGAGGAGCAGGCCGCAATAGTCCGTATGATTTTCGACCTGTACACGGTCGGTTTGCAGGACGAGGATGGTTCCGCTCGCCCGCTGTCTCTGGGTTCAATCGCCACGAGGCTCAACGATATGCACATCCCGTCTCCGTCCGGTTCGCAATGGGCAAGAATCACCATTCGCGGAATCATCAAGAATCCGACGTACATCGGCATGGTGCGCTGGGGCAGCCGTGAGACGAAGAAGAAAGTAGTTGACGGCAAGGTCGTTTCTGTACGCGGTCCTGCCGACCCAGAGAAAGAGTGCATATTCAAAGGCATTCACCCTCCGCTCATTCCGAAAGAAACATTTGAGCTCGCAAACGATAAGCTCACCCGAAGTGAGAATACTTCCACGCACAAAGAAAAGGTTGTCCGGAATCCTCTGGCCGGTCTGCTCGTCTGCTCCGAGTGCGGCAGGCAGATGATGCGGATGATAAACCCTGTCCATCCAGATATGCCGGTCGTGCGCTGCCCTCGTCGCGGCTGCCCGAATTGCTCTAGCTATCTTCCCATCGTCGAGGGGCGTGTCATACAGGGTCTCTCAGAATGGATGAAAGGGTATGAACTCGAGTGGAGCTCCGCTGCCGCGTCGTCCTCCGTGTCGTCGGTCGGCGTCCGGGAAAAAGCTCTCGCCAGCGCGGAGGCCGAGCTCCGCAAATTACAGCAGCAGCTCGAACGTACCCACGACTTCCTCGAGCAGGGCATCTACGACACAGACACCTTTCTGTCCCGCTCCCGAATGCTCTCCGACAAAATCGCTGCCGCAAAGGATAGTGTCGCCCGCTGCTCCCGTGAGTTGACCGAGGAGAAGCTCCGGGAGACCAGCCGCCGTGACATCATCCCTAAGGTTAAGAATTTGCTCGACGTGTACCCGCTGCTCGAAACGGCCGAGGAGAAAAATGCTCTCCTAAAAGAGGTGCTCGAAAAGGTCGTCTACCAGAAGCTAAACGAGAAGCGCAAAAAGAGCCCTGATGGCTTCACCATTGAAATATACCCGCGCATCCCAAAATCCGAAAAATGAAAAGAGAGGGCCGTTTCGGTCCTCTCTTTCTTATAGTTATCCTGTTTAGCCATACTCATAGGGACTGCCCACGATGTCACCCAAAATTGCTCCTAACATGGCTGTTTCCTCCCTTACCTATGATGCCGCTTCTGGAAATCAGCTTCGATTTGTTCTTTCCACTCTGCGCCGATGGACGCGCAGCAGGGTGCTTCCCGCATCCGGGAGACTGT